CTGACGTTATGGGTCATTCTCTTCTTCTACTTTGGGGTCCTGAAGCTCAGGGCGATTTCGTCCGGTGGTGCCAACTTGGGGGACTCTGGGCTTTTGTGGCGCTCCACGGAGCCTTCGCTCTTATCGGTTTTATGCTTAGGCAATTTGAACTTGCCCGTCTAATTGGAATCAGACCGTACAATGCTATTGCGTTCTCTGGGCCTATTGCTGTTTTTGTCTCTGTTTTCCTCATCTATCCACTCGGACAGTCGAGTTGGTTCTTTGCGCCGAGTTTTGGTGTATCAGCGATTTTCCGCTTCCTTCTCTTCCTCCAGGGCTTTCATAACTGGACGCTCAATCCCTTCCATATGATGGGTGTGGCAGGTATCTTGGGAGGAGCATTGCTTTCTGCGATTCATGGTGTTACAGTAGAGAACACTTTGTATCAAGATGGTGAACAGGCAAATACTTTCAAGGCATTTGACTCAACCCAAGAAGAAGAAACCTATTCAATGGTTACTGCAAACCGCTACTGGTCTCAGATCTTTGGTATTGCGTTTAGTAATAAGCGTTGGTTGCATTTCTTTATGCTCTTTGTTCCTGTTATGGGTCTTTGGACATCTTCCATCGGTATTATTGGTCTTGCTCTCAACCTTCGTGCTTATGACTTTGTGTCACAAGAACTGAGAGCAGCAGAAGATCCAGAATTTGAAACCTTCTACACGAAAAACATTCTCTTGAATGAAGGTCTCCGTAACTGGATGGCACAGGTTGACCAACCACATGAAAACTTTGTATTCCCTGAGGAAGTTCTTCCAAGAGGTAATGCACTGTGAACCACTATCTGGTGTTTGTATGGGGCGTGTGCTTCTCCCTTATTGCGGGAGGAGCCTTTGCTCTGATGTGGTCTAACATTCGTGACATTAATAAGATGATGGACGAACCACCCAAACCACGTCACCCAGAAGCACCTGCCCCTGGCGATGAGGTCATGTACGTTGACCTATCCAGAGAAAAACTGGAAAGAATGTACGAAGGGGACTAGCACTCCCCTTTTTTTATGCTATAATACATCGAAAGGAGATTCCTTATGCACGGATCACTAGACCCAGACGAACGCATTATGACCAACCCAACAATCATTGAACAACTCAACACCATCGTAGAGAAACTGGGATGGGAAGAGGGAGATGAAATCTCTGTAGAGATTGGCGGTACTGCTGTCTCTGGTATCGATGTTGGTGAGGTCTACAATAAGAAGTGGCAGTCACCCATTGGTACTCGCAAGTACAACAAAGACGCCTTCATTATTATCAAGAATCAGGATCGTAGAGACTTGAGTAAGTCTGTACCTAATCCTGAACTCAAAGGACATCATAACAAGACTGAGAAGGAACTTGCCGCCGAACTCAAGAAGTCTGATGATGCAAAAATGTATGACACCTACAGCAAATGATTGGACTCTACTCCGTATACAATCCTAGGGGTGAGAAGATTGCTGACTGTGGACAGGAAAGAGATGCAGTCAATCTAATCTCTGGTAGGAACCGTCAATGGGACGGACACTATTATCAGTTCACCCCATTCCCTGGTGCCATTGTTGATGTTGGTAAAATGTATGAGTTGCCAACTGGAGACATTGTTGTTAATATGGACGGAGGTGTTGGAGGATCCTGGCATACTATTCCGACTCAACAAAAACTAGAACCTTCCGACCTAAAAACATTCGACCCTAAATAAATTTCAAACTATGTACGTCGTTTATTCAAGAGATGGCTGCCCTTATTGCAGCAAAGTTGAACAAGTTCTCCAACTGGCAGAACTTCATCATGTCGTCTATAAACTTGGAAGAGACTTTGACAGACCAGAATTCTATGAAAAGTTTGGTCAAGGTTCTACCTTCCCTAGAGTTGTCAAAGACGATGAACTTATTGGTGGATGCACAGAAACAGTTAAGTATTTAAGGGAGCAAAACCTAGTCTAATGGAACAGAACCTCATCGACATCTACGATCTAATTGAACACGCAATCGACAATGCCTTTGAGGGACGACTGAACTTAAAGTTCTATGATTACTTGAAAGATACAAAGACAAAGAAGCATGAGATTGATGAGTTCCTTGATAGCGCAACTATCACAGAACTCAACTCACTTGTAAATGATCTACAAGCATATCTGGAAGGTGGTTCAGATGATGTTCACAAACAATTGCGTGAGGGTTACGGTCACATTCCTAAACCACAAGCAAGAAAAATCAAAGTTTATTTGAGTGGCATCATCGAAGATGCTAGGAGATATAGTGATGACCGAAGACCAGGACGAAAAAAGCGCACTAAATAAATCAGAACCCCAGAACATAAATCGGGGTGTGGAATTACTACTACGGAATAGGAGGAGGATCCCAGAGAAACCCAAAACTTTTCAAGTGAAGTTTGGTAAAATGGTCTCTCTCTTCCGAAGAGAGATTGTATTTCATCTAAACTTTTACTTGGACATCAGAAAAAAATAGTCTGGAGTAGAAAGATGTTAGCAGTAACTCTCACGTTTGGAACGCTGTTTTCCATAATGATGTTTTTTGTAGGAGGTGTGGTAGGATGGCTTGCAAAAGAGCATCAATTCCAAACACAACCTGTCTTTACACACCCAGAGATGTTCGATGAAAATGGGAATATCCTTCCCGATGAAATATTAGCAGTACGATTTGAAAACGATTATGACTACGACGAAGAAGAAGACGACCAAACCTAGAGCAGCGACTAAGATTCCTGATCTTCCCCCCAATCCATTTGTTTATGAAGTCTTAGAACTTGCATCAAAGCAACGTTCTGCTGCTAAGAAGGTAGAGGTACTCAAGAAGTATGAGCATGATTCTCTGAAGAGTATCTTTATCTTCAACTTCGACGAGACTGTGATTAGTCTTCTTCCTCCTGGTGAGGTTCCTTATGGTGATGCAGAAGATCAGTCAGTCTTCTCTGGAACTCTCTCAGAGAACATTGCTGCAGAGGCTAGGGGTGGTGAATCTGCCACAGGTCAAGACATGGACGGTAGAGGCAAGACTTCTCTCCGCCGTGAGTGGCAGAACCTTTATCACTTTGTCAAAGGTGGCAATGATTCTCTCAACAATATCCGTAGAGAGATGATGTTTATCAATCTTCTTCGTGGTCTTCACCCACTGGAAGCAGAAGTCCTTATTCTTATCAAGGATGGGGAACTAGAATCAAAATATAAGATTACACTTCAAAACGTGAAGGATGCATATCCTGATATTCAATGGGGAGGTCGCTCATGACAGCAGCTGTACAAGAACAGGAAGAACAAATGGCGGAGTTTGGCACAGGCAAACCGAATATCAATCCTTCGGACTATAGTTGTCAGATTCTGCAAGAGAAAACAACTCTTGAAGCAGCTAATGACAAGTCACTACCAAATGATGCAAGACTGATTTATTATATTGTTGATGGAGTGCAGCATATTGACCTGACCCGATGCAAGAAAACAGTTCAACTCTTTGACATGTACTATGACAAGTATGGTCCTGGTGCAGTTCAGAGAATTGAATTTGGATTTGGAACAGTCAATCCCAAGTTGTGGGGATATAAAAAACCTGATGAGAAGAAAAAGAAATGACTGAAGGTGGATTTAAAGGTTTCGCTGATGATCCAAATAAGGATGGTAACATCCGATTTAATATCAATGCAGACGAAATCGATAACATTATTAAGAGTTACAAAAAATTGAAGAAATATCAGAAGTCTTCAATGCACGAAATTGAAAAACTGTCAGGAAACAAAACCAGCATTGACAAACTAGTTGATGAGTATGGTATGGATTCCGAAGCATTTGAATAGGTGCGTTGACAGATCTTTTAAATAGTACTATGATCTCAACATATAATTTCTAATCATGTATAAACCATACTCGCCAGAGTGGCACAGATATAGGTATCTGAAAGAAGCCATTGATAAGTATATTGATGACTATGTTGAGAACGATATTATTGTGAAAGATATCGTCAATATTATTGGTGAGCGTCAAGAGACCGCGCATAAAGAGTATCTTAAATTAGAAGATTTAGAACTTAGAATCCGAGAGTAACTTATGCTTTCTACCCAATATAGACTCCGTTTAGAGTCCATTTGTCGGTGCATCGCAAACAAAGAAGAAGTCCCACTAGAGGACATGATCTGGGCAGAGAAACTTGCCAAGGCACATACACTCGCAAGAGACTGGTTGCAGAAGGCAAGACGCCAAGCATCCCAGGATATTGAAGAGGGAAGTACAGACGATTTTCTGAATAGGATGGGGTTAGGAGACCCCGACCCATCCAATTACAAAACGGGGTTTGATGGTGCAGATGAGATTGTAGACTGGTTTCAAAGAGACAAACCTGATGACTGGAGGCAGCGTGACTAAATTTTTGATGTTTACAAAAGAGTCTTGCGGACCATGCGGACTCGTTAAAAAATATATTACTGCTCTCAAGGATCCCCGCGAGAGTGTTATTCAAGAAGTCTATCTTGA